ATAGGAGATAAACTAAAAGCAAGTGATTTTGATAAAGAACAATATATGCTTGAGTTTGTAACCATAGTTTCAATAAACGAAACAAATAAAGTTTACCATTGGATGGCTAAAGATCCCATTCATCGGATAACATTAAACCATCATATGAAGGTACATCGAATTCCGGAGAGTTTTCTCTAATTAAAAGTGTTGCTATAGATATAGATGCTGGTTTTTTCTTCTCAAAATGTGCTATAGCATATTTCATACTTTCACCTGTATCCAAGAAATCATCTATTAGATAAATATGTTTATTTTCTATATTTGTTTCAATATCTTTTAATAGTTGAACTTCTCCTTGTGTTTGACCCTCATATGATTTAATTCTAAAGAAGTCACATTCTAATTTGAATGTGATTTGTTTTACTAGGTCTGAAAAAAACATGAAACCTCCATTCAATAAACATATAAATACAGCGCTTCTACCATCTTCATGTTGGTTTTCATTTATAGCTTTAGCTATTCTATTAGTATGCCATTGAATCGATCTGCGGTCTATTAACTTTTTCATAATTAAGTATATCTATTTTTACCAAACATCATTACATGAAGTCTAGGTGAAAATCTCCATCCACGCTTTAAAGCTTGTTCAGCAATCCAACCTGTTCTAGAGGTTAAAGTATCAACATCAGTACCTTCAGGCATTAAACATATATCTGATGGATATACATCAAATAATTGGTTTATGATTTCTTCAATTTCCATAATATCTTTTTCTGTTGATACTACAAATTTTAATTGAAAGTCGTTCCCATATTTACTTCTTCCATTAATATAATTTTGAATAACTGGGAGATTGATTCTATCTCTTTCGTGTTTTTCAACCCATTTTTGATTAAATTTTATACCTGTATCTTTTAAATTATTTTCGTGGGGTGTTGATGAAGATAATTTTGGGGACATTGAAATTAAGTCTCCATATTTAGATATTCCTTCACTAAATATCGTTGCATTTGTTTCAATGGTGATGTGATATCCTTGAGAATCTAAACGTTCCATAAGTTCTTCCAATGCTTCTGTTTGCATAGTAGGTTCACCTCCAGAAATTACTATATGTCTTATATGTTGTTCTATTGTATTTTCTTTAATAATATTTACAATATCATTAATTTCCATAATATTTTTTTCTGGATTATGACTTGAATATGGTGTATCACAAGGTGATCCTTTACCATCTAATCCAACCCACGCACATCTAAGATTACAAGCTGATGTTCTCACAAATAAACATGCTGTTCCGGTTAACTTCCCCTCTCCTTGAAATGTACCAGAATATTTAAATCCTGTAGATTCAATATCTAGGTTTGTTTTGATTGGGAATATACCTCCTTTTACTAAATTTAATTTCATAATGAATTATATATTTGCATAATTTGTTGTTCACTCATAACACCTGATCGTTTCTCAACCATTTGTCCATTTTTTAAGAATATCAATGTAGGTACAGATCTAACACCATATTCAGCTACTATTGATGGATTACCATCAACATCTACGTATTGGATTGATAGTTGATTATGGTGGATTTAAAGATGCACCTAAAGGGAATGGTTTAAAATCATGGATGAATTATATGTGGGACCATACATTATTGATTGAAAAAGACGATCCATATCTAGATTTCTTCGAATCTGCGGCTATGGAAGGTTTATGTGCTCTTCGTATTATGGATAAAATGGGTGCAGAATCATGTGCCAAATTAGTATTTGATAAATTTAATGAAGTATTAGCTTTAAATGACGGTGGAAGATGCAAAGTCATTAAGGTTGAATGTTTTGAAAACGATAATAACTCTAGCATATATCAAATAGATTAATATTTATATATTATGGATATAAAATTTAAAATAGGAGATAAACTAAAAGCAAGTGATTTTGATAAAGAACAATATATGCTTGAGTTTGTAACCATAGTTTCAATAAACGAAACAAATAAAGTTTACCATTGGATGGCTAAAGATCCCATTC